ATGAATCTATCCCCAAAACATCTTGCGCGCTTTAAATCATTCATTGCCTGTGGCAGTAAAGGCAAGTGCATGCTTAACATTTTGGTGCAGCAAGGACTTGCTCATCAAACAGCCAACTTATTCATTACAGGTATTCGATATCAAGTTTATGGCATGAACAATACCGAAAGAAATAATTCTCTAGCAGAACGAACCCAATTAGCTCTTGATGCCCTAAGTGAGATAGGAAGTAATGTATCAATTGATGCAGTCACTCTCGCCCTATTTGGCTATAAAAAACCATAGAAGAACCAGAATTTTCTTAAAGTCCATTTCAATTTTGTAGAGATAGTGGCTCAGATAACAGTGATTGTTAATGATGATAGATACTTTCTGTAGGAATAACCCAAAGTCTTAGAACTTACATAACCCGTCTTTAACTTTTCTAGGGATGTCAGATATACTTGACGTTGACGGACGATTTTACAGACCTTGAGAACTCGCTTTCGAAACGGCCAAAACCGTCCAAAGTCTTAGAACTTTTTACCAGACCCAGTTGCGCATAACGGCAGAATGCGCAACTCATAATCTTACTGCGGTGTCCGAGCCCTGATGATGACTGGCTTCAGTTTTCAGAAGGAATCAGGAAATGCGCAGCTTAATTCTCAATATCTCACCTGTTCTTCATCACCACACCATCACCGAACAAGGGGTGGGGGCTCGGCATAGGAAAACGCGCGTCTCCACAGGGGGAGGTGGGTACCTGGATAACTGCACCCAATTAGAACTTTCCCTGAGTGCCTCCGAACTGCAGAAAGCCGTCGACAGCTTGCCGCTTCCGCCGCATTGGAAAACCATTGCAGATCACCTCGGCCCTGAGTTGTTCCTCACGGTTTGGCGAAAGCTGGAAACTTTGCGCACCGAACGGCGCCTGCGCATGCCGGTGCTGCTTTACTCGTACACTCATGAAGCGATGACGGCCGATGAATTTGAAGACTGGCTGGACGCCCAGCGTCTTGCGGCCGCGTGGTTCGAAATTTATGTGGCGGTGGATTCAGAACAGTATCGCTTCATCTGGCGGGAGCTGTTCAAAGCGGCCTATCAACCAAACCGAAAGAAGCTGCGTGTGTACGTGCCGGTGTTCCGGGTGTGGAACAACCATCTGCGCGATATCCTGATCGTCGAACTGCTGCGGGCCGATGTGCCGTTCGACCGGATTCGCCAGCAGCTGTACAAATGGCTGGGTGACGACATCTCGATCAGTCATCTGGGCAGAGTGAAGAAACAGCTTGAATCCCTCCAGTCTCCGGCGCTGGCTCATTAACGTATCGCCATGAGTGAGAAGAAGCCGAACCCGCCGCGTGAAACCGTCACCTTCAAATGTGGTGACTGCAGTTTCACCTTCAGAGCGGCACCAGTCCGTATTGAGGATGAGCCCAAGCGTGCGCATCCTTACCGCTATTTTGGAACCTGCAGTAACTGCCAGCGCGAAGTACAGCAAGTACCGTGGGAAGTGGGGCAGTTTTGCGCTGTGCTCGCTTCTACCGGGCCGAAAACACCGGAAGGCAAAGCGCGATCTGCATCGAATCTGGCCGGGCACCCAACCGCTGCAGAGCAGGCCATCACGCGATTCAACGCCCTGAAGCATGGCGCCAATGCCAAAACGGCTCTGTTTTTTCCAGCCCGGCCCGGCAAATACCCGCAATGTGCCACCTGCGATGTCGACCATGCTTACTGCGCCACGCAGCCCGCCTGCATCAAGCGTACCGAGCTGATGATGCAGCACCTGATCGCCTTTCAGTCGGCCGACCCGTCTAAGCTCACGGAGCTGCACGCGATTAACCAGGCAAACCTGGCCGCCATCTTTCAGGACATGATGCAAACCATCGTGGCGGATGGCGTCTCGCTGCGAAATCCGGTGTACGACTTCGACAAAGAAGGCGGATTCCATATCGGCCGCTATAAAGCTACCAACGGCGAAACAGTCACCATTGAAGAAATCAAAGCGCACCCGTTGCTCAAGCCAATGATGGAGCTGCTGAGCAAAAACAATTTGTCCCTGGCGGATCTGAACATGACACCGAAAGTGCAGGTTGACCACGGCATCGAAATGGGCCGGACGATTGATCAGGAAGAGGAACGGGAATCGGCACTCGATTATCAGCGCAAGATGACCGAGCAAATGTCCGGCCTGAAGGAAATGATCGCCCGTTCTCAGAACCGGGTGCGGCGCGACGACATTTTGATTGAGCACAATCAGGACAGCAGCGCCGAAGAGGGCGAATTCAGCGAGGTGAACCCGAATGGCTGAACGCCTCAGCGCCGCGCAGCGGATAGAAATCCAGAGCCTGGCTGAAAAGGAAATCCAGCGTTACGCCGGAAACCACGGCATGTGGCACAAGCACGTTCACAACGTTGAGCTGGACCCGATGCAGCTGTTGAAAATGGAAGAGATGGACTTGCACCCGAACACCGTCGATTTCAGCTGTCGGCGAACCGGGAAAACAGCCGTCAAAGAGATGTACTTTCTGGAGTGGAACGCCATTCATGGCGATCAGGAAGGCGGGATTGTCGCCCCGCGTGAAGCGCAGTCTCTGGTCAACCTCGGCTATCACCTCGACGCCATTCGGCGATCGGATATTCTCAGCGGCTATCTCGCCTACAAATCGGGCCGCAGGCAGCTGGCCGACACCTATTACGAATTCGCCAACCGCTCGAAAGCGCGAGCATACGGTATCATGGCCAACGTCGATGGCGGCGACTTAACCTGGGCCTCGCTGGAAGAGGTCGACGACCTCGATGCCGATCGCTTGTATGGTCGTTTCCTGTTGATGATGGGCTCCAGCCGCCGACTGGGTGCCAGCAAAGCGTCGATTAACAAACCGCAAATTCGTATCACAGGTGTATTTAAAGGCGCCGATACCCTCAGCGGCCTGATTGATTCCGGCGAGTACACCTGCCTGCCCACAGTTGACTGTTACCTCGGCATTGAGCTGGGCATTCTCAATGAAGACTTCATCATGAGTATGCGCAAGCAGCTGCCCGAGGATGAATACATCCGTCAGCTGCTCTGCATCAACGTCGCTGCCAAAAACCTGATCTGGGAAAAGTACATCCGTAACGCCATTCAGGTTGGTGCCCGCATCGGGCTGGAACCCAGCGCCCCGGCACCATACACCGTGTACAAAAAGCGCGGTGTGATTGCATTTGGCTACGACCACACAGGCCATGGTGAAAACCTGGCTTCGTCGCGTTCCTCCATTGTGGTGGAAGAGCAGGTCGGCAACTTCTCGGTTGTCATCTTCTGCAAAACATGGCACCCGGGCACAGACGAAGGCATCATCCGGCGGGATCTGGTTGGCTTCTGGCGCTACTTCCGGCCCGATTACGCCATCGGCGATGCCTTCGGTATCGGCCTGCTGACTCAGGTGAATGACGATCTCTTTGCGGAAGGTCTGACGCAAATCGACCGCCGCGCCATCGGGGGCGGTGAAAGTACCGCCTCCACATGGCCGGAATGGGCCTTCTCACCATTGCGCTTTGAAGGGTACGCCAAACACCAGATGGCACAGTCGCTGCGCAGCGCGTATCACAACCGCCAGATGGTGCTGCCGTACGTCGACGACCGCGAAAACGATCCAGAACTGGAAGACTACGCCAAACTGCCAAGGCAGCTCCGCAACATCAAACCCACACCCGTGAAAGCCGGCAGTTATTCCAGCTACAAAATGGTGAAAGCGTCTATCGGCGATGACCTGTTCGATGCCCACATGGCCTCGCATTGGGCGCTGGTCACGCAGGGCGCTGCACCTGTTCCCAGCATCATCACCATCAACCACAGAACCCGCGACCAGCTGTTGGGCAGTCCAAGCAGCCTGAACCTGTTAAGGAACCTTTCATGAGTATGATTTCCCGCATCTGGGCGGCTGTGAAAAACAGGCCTCTGGCTTCCGCGCCCAATACCCCGGGCAACCAGAGCGGCCAGCAACATTCCGACAAAGGCCACATCGCCGACCCCGAACGCTCGGTGCAGTACCTGTATGACATGATGCAGTGCGATCCCAACCTGCGCGCAGCCATTATCACCCTGCGTCACATGGACAAAATCGACCCGAGGGTGAAGAAAATTCACCGCCGTATCGCCAGAGACGCCACCAAAGGCGGGCTGAAACTGCACTGGATTGGTAAAGAAAACCAGCCGGTGAACAAGCTGTGGCAGCAATTCATTACCCGCTTGCAGCTCAACAACCGCGCCAAATTGATGAGCGACGCGGGCGGGCTGGCCAAAGAAGGCAACTTGCCTCTGCAATGGGTGGTGAACGAAGCCATGCAGGTCACCAATGCCATTCGCATGCCGACCGAAACCATCATTCCCATTGTCGACACCACGGGCCGTTTCAAAGATCCGAAACGCGCATTCCGCCAGATCGACCCGATTACCTGGCAGGAACTCTGCACCTTTCCGTTATGGCAGCTCACCGTCAGTCGGCTTGACCCGGACAACTTCGACGACATGGGCTGCATGGGCAGGCCGTATCTGGATGCGAACCGCACCATCTGGCAGAAACTGGTGATGACGGAAGAAGATTTGGTGATCCGCCGCCGTACCCGGGCGCCGCAAAAACTGGCGCACTCGCTGGACGGGGCCGACAAAGCCGCGCTGGATGAATACCGCGAACGGGTAGAGGGCCAGAGCGGGGAAATCGCCACCGACTTTTACGGCAACAAGTTGTCGGTGACGGCCGTCAGCGGGGATGCCAACATGGATCAGATTGCCGACATTAGCCTGTTGGTTGATGCCTTCTTCTCGGGTGCCCCGGCACCGAAAGGGCTGTTCGGTTATGTCGACGGCATGGCCCGGGACATTCTGGAAGATCTCAAGCAGGACTACTACGAAGAAATCGACGCCCTGCAGGATGCGCTGGCCTACGCCTATCAGGACGGCTTTAAACTGCAACTGCTGCTTGCCGGGCTGAACCCGGATTCGTACCAGTTTCAGGTTCAGTTCGTTGAACGGATGACTGACACCAAGAACCAGCGCGCAGACCTGGCACTGAAATATCAGGCGCTGGGTATGCCGCGCAAATTGGCGTGGGAATCGGCGGGCGTCGACGTGCAGCGGGCCGAAAGTATGCGTGAAGAGGAAGCCAACAGCCGGGATCCGTATCCCGACCCGCACCTGCCACAAAGCAGCAAGCCGGACGTCAGCATTACGCCGGGCAATCAGCCGAAAGGCGAGAGTGCCACCTCAATCACGAACGGGTGATCACCATGACAGACAATACCCGCACGCAGGTGAAAGCCACCATTCGCCGGGCGATGAAAGCCGCAGAACGGGCCACCAATGAACTCGATGCCACAGCCATGAATGAACTGGGGCTGTTGTATCAGTCGGTGCTGTCGGAAATTCAGTTTCTGGTCATGAATGCGGCCGACGAGCTGGGTGAGGTTCGCCTTTCTCAGCTGCAAACCTTAACCCGTGAGATTGAAACTCTGCTGGACCAACTGGCGCAAACACAGGCCAGCATGGTGGATGGCTATATTGTTCAGGCCGCGCAGCATGGCGGGACCACATTCAGCACCACAGTTGCGGCCGCGACCGTCAGTCAATCCATTGATGAAGCCGTGCTGTCCGTGCGCACCATGACCCACAAAGACGGCCTGCAACTGAGCGACCGGCTCTGGCGGGTCGACCGCTATGCGCGGGAAGTGATCACACAGGCGGTTGAACGGGCGGTGATTATGGGGCAGTCGGCCAGTGAGGCAGCTCAGGCGTTCCGGCAGCGCAGCCAGCCAGTGCCTGCTGACATTGCCCACAACGCAGGGCTGTCGAATGCAGCGGGCATCAGCCGCACGGTTGCGCAGGAACTCATGGTGAACGACGGCGCACCTTACTCGCAAATCAAACGCGTGATGCGCACCGAAATCAACCGGGCGCACGGCATGGCTTTTCAGAATGCCGCCTTTGAAGATGAGTTCGTGGTTGGCACACAATTCAAACTCAGCCCCAACCACCCGAAGCCAGACATCTGCGATATGCATGCCCGGGCCAATCTTTTTGGACTGGGTAAAGGCGTGTACCCGAAAGGCAAAAGCCCGTGGCCGGCACACCCCAATACGCTGAGTTATGAGCAGGTGGTGTTTGTAGACGAAGTGACAGAGGAAGACAGAACCAGCCAGACCGACCGCATCAGCTGGCTGAAAGGCCAGAGCCGGGAAGGGCAGAAAGCCGTGCTGGGCCACGACAAAAAAGTTGCAGCCCTGCAACAGGGCCACCTGAAAGAGAACATGATTGCCACGCCCTGGAAGCACCTGGAACCTTTGCTGAAGCGCAAAGGCATTGATACCGAGACCCTCTGATGCTGCTGAAAAATTGGGCAATTTTGCCCATGTAACTTGGATATAATGAGCTACATCAGTACAAGCCAGCGCAGACGAACGGCAGAAAGCTAGGAGCAAATCATGAATACTGCACAACAACTCCCTCAGTTCCACTCAGTCAAACCCATTGTGAATGAAGTTGTCTGCGAATGCGGCCATCGCATCTGCGACAGCGAAGGCGTGATCCGATCCCGTTGCGTCAAAATCGGCGAGGGCATTGCCCTGTGCCGGTGTAAGCGGTGGGTGAGTGTGCCTGTAGGTAACTGCTAAACACCGCCATTATAAGCCTTGCATACCTCAAAAGGAGGTATGCTTTTCGTACCAAACTGAGTTGACTATTTTCAAATAATTCAAGATGATAGCTATAAATGGAATAGTTTAGGTACAAAGGTTTGATATGAGTTCTGAAAATAAGAAAAGCTTAATTAGTAATATATGGATTCTAATGCTAGGAGTCTTAATTTTAGCAGTATGGTCTCTTTATCCTTTATGGATGGAACATATATTTACTCCTAAAAATACAGAGATGCAAAGTAATTTAGGGACTCTGGGTGATTCATTTGGTGCTTTGAATACATTGTTCTCTGGGTTCGCATTTGCGGGGATTATTGTTTCTATTTATTTGCAATCGAACGAGCTTAAAGAAACAAGAAAAGAAATTAAAGCACAAGGTGATCAGTTCGAACTCCAAACACGAGCTTTAAATAAACAAAATTTTGAAAATACATTCTTTCAGTTGCTTAGCTTGTATAATGAGATATTGAATTCAATTTCAGTTTACAAAGGTCATAGAGAAAATAGGGAGAAAATTTTCGGACGTGATGCAATACAGGATCTATATGCAAATAAGTTTTTGGAAAAAGAATATATTCACTTTTTAGAGCGTATAGCTCGAAATGATGACGCTTTTGTTGGTAAGCATGTTGAATACATGGGGTTTCATCGATGTTACGAGCAATCTATTGGTCATTACTTCCGGAATATTTATCAGATCTTAAAGTTTGTAGATGAGTCTGATGTTGCGGATAAAAAGTTTTATACAAACCTATTGCGCGCTCAACTTTCAAGTTCAGAATTGTCGTTACTATTTTACAATTGTCTGAGTGAGGTTGGCTTTGAGAAATTTAAACCCTTGGTTGAAAAGTATGAGTTTTTCGAACATTTACCACCGCTGACAGACATGGATGGAAGGGAGATTTTGATGTATAAAAAAGAAGCTTTTGGTAAAACAAATCATAATTACCTCTCAGAGTTTGGAGAACTTCAGTTTGAAACTGAATGATTAATGGTGATATTTAAAGCCTGAGCATTATCAGGCTTTAAATTACTATATAATGGTAAGATCATCTAGTGTTTTGCAGAGTTGATTGTAACTTTCTTGAACTCGAATTTGGTTATTATTGCTGAAAAATATTACTGAATTCTTTTTATCTTCAGGACACTTTTGAATATTTGTTACTTGCGTAAGGTTAATTAGTGTTCTTTCAGTCTTGGATATTTTTAACTCGATGAATTTAGGCATTTGTTTTTCCTTGTAGATTATGATTTGTTGATGATTTTGTTTGCACGTTCTAAATATTTATCCATTTTATCGCATGACTCAATAGCACTATCTGAGCAATACACACATGAGAAAGACAAGTGAGCAGCTTGGTTTAGTGGAACACGGAGTGCAAAGTCATCAAGCTTCAAGACTTGTTCAGGCAGTCCTTTTGCCTGAACTCTTAGTGGATTGGATTCATTCGCACACTGTCTAAGCTGATTGAGATCACTTAAATCATATGTCGAATGTAATTGTTTCCCTTGCGCTTGAAGCGTCTTAATTTGTTGAAGTAGTTCTTTACCGTTGAATTCTGCTGCATTTATTGTGAATGGCATGAACGCGCAGAGTGAACCAATCAGCAATCTCATGGTGAATTTTCCTTATGCTACAGTGTGAGCATAAATCATACTCCAACATCACTGCCTGTAAACCTTGACTTTCACAAAATGCGCAATTAGCCTAATTGCATAACAGCAAAATCTGTTATCTGGATTGGCGTCCAGCACAAAGTACAGAGAGCCTAAAGACGCGCTCGGCGTCTTTTTTGTTGGGCTGCGTTCGCGCACACCATAGGAAATGCGGTATCATTCTATGGTAGCTCGGACAGGGGCGACTTCGGTCGCGCCAGTACCTCTGTAGCTGGTTACGCCAACCCTGTTCGAGTTGCCACCATCGTGAGATTGGCGTCTCCATTGTGGCAACATAGTTTGCGTACAGAGGAGACATGCTATGTCTATAAATTCAGCTTCTGCTTTCCAGGCAATCAACAAAGATCCGCACACCTTAGTCCTCGAAGCCCGGGAAATGATTGGCGGGTTAGCCGCAATCTCCGGCGCAACCTCAGGCCCGGTTGAAACCCTCACCGCTGAACAACTCTTCTATCTGTTTGCATCTATCGGCGACAAGCTAGACATCGCCTTACTCAAGATGGAGGCAGAATGATGGTACAGGCCAACGTCACCGAACTTGAACCAAAACGACTCGATGCCATGTACCAGGAACTGGCGGGGCCATACCCCGCCGTCGTCTGCGAATGCGGCCACTGCATCTTCACCCACCAAGGCGTCATCCGATCCCGCTGCGTCAAAGTCGCAGAGGGTGTGGCGCTGTGCAGGTGTAAGCGCTGGGTGGAAGTGCCGGTTGGGATGAGCTTCTATTGATGTGATCGGAGTAGGCAAACACCAGAAATGGCGTTTGCTTTTGCATGAAAATACCTTATTGTATAAGATACTTGTTGTATATTTTCTTGATAACCTAAGGATAACTTCATGAAGGTAGATATCTACAAGAGTGCTAAAAGTGATATTTATGTATCGGTGCCTGAGGGGACTGATATTCAGGATTTAAGTCTGCCAAAAGAGGTTTTACCTGTAGGTCCTTTTAAGAGCAGTGTTGATCTTAATCCTACTCAGCCTAGAGTTGGCATTGATCAACAAGATGTAATTGATCAGATTGAGACTAAAGGTTACGCAATTCATGGTGCTAAAGTCAGCACAACAATTGAAGATGAGTAATAAAATAATGAATCCTAGGTTCTAGGATTCATTATTTTTAATGTTAGCGGCATTTCTTCTATCTTCAATTTCCTTGTTAACCCTTCTTTCCTGAACATGGAATAGCTTGGATGGAAGCATGAAAGAATAGAAAAAAGCAATGTATGATAAGAACAGTATAAATCTTTCAGTTAAGAGCTTTATAGATAGTAAATTATCTTTAATATCTTCTGAAAGTTCTAGTTTTTTATATATCTCAAGAACGCCATCAATCGTGAATAATTTATATGAGAATATAAAGAATAGAGTCAGTAAATATATGTAAAGAAGGTTCCTTGTACCTTTTAAATTTCTATAGGTGTTATTTCTTGCCTTTTCGGCCACACGCCATGAACCAGAAGGGAGGGATAGTGGGTCTCCAATAAGTGCAATAATCCCTACTAAGAAACCCGCTAATATGGAGTATATGTTTACAAGGGTATCTAACGCTTTTTCATTAATTAATGGCTGAGATAAATATGATAAAAACAAGCTAACAAGAATAGCAATAATTAGCTGGGTTGTCTTTTTACAATATTTTTTAGCGTTAGCGAAACTCATTACTGCTCCAGGACGCCACTTTTCTCATACTGTTGTAGAGTATACACTAGTTGTCCCCACATTGCGTCGCGATTTACTGACTTTCCATGCTCTGGGACATCAACTTTACTTTTCACTATAATTTTATCATGTGTGAATGTTTTGCCTTTCTTGGTGGTTATTCTGTAGCCGTTGAGGTCGCTTTCTATTAGCTGGAAAGCTGCATTACTCAATTGATCACCTTCTTCTTCTGCTTGCTCTCCTTTAACTCGACTATCGTGAGAAATCACAATGTTAGCATTTAGGCTATCTATATTGTTGAAATCTGCTACATTGTCATCTTCATATAAACAGTCAAGTACACTTTCTGCCATTTCCTTGAGCTTTCTTAGAATTGGTGTCGTCTTGAAATTATTGTTATTTCTTGAAAGATAATCAAATGTGGATACATATGCACTGGAATTTATTGAAATGTTTCTTATTCCTTCATTGTGAATGGTTTTTAATGTGTCAATATCAGCTATTTGATGAACATTTAAAGTGTTTGCTTCTTTTCCATAGCCACCTGCATTTAATAAAGATTCGAAATACTGTAATGCAGTCGCTGCTCTAAGTAGATCAGTAGGGCTTAGAATAATATGGTTTCCATATAGGCACATGAATGCTTCACCATCCAAATACTCTTTATCTATTGGTGCTGAATATGTGTCGGCTGAAGTTTCAATGTGAGAGTTTGATGGACGAGAAATAGTGTTTGCATCAGCACCTTCTTCATAAATCCCTAAGCAAATGGTAGTGCAGTCTCTATTACCTTTTGATAAAGTCGCTCGCATCGGGGAAATCTTCATCCCAACAATTTGCCTTCCTTTGCTAGAAAAAAAGCTTCTTTCAGAGGTGCTGTTTAATTTGGACCATGAATTAATGACCATTTCTTCTAATGTTTCATTTATAACGAGGCCATCAAATTTTTTGAACTCAGCTCGGTAATAGTAAATTGTTCTACTTCTATTGTTCTTTTTATTTGCCATTTAAGATCTCATCTCTACTTCTTCCATGAAAACCTAATAATGATACAAATTGCATACACTTGCTGTGATTGTGATCAAATGAATACAAATGATACAAGTACTAACTTTCACTGCCCCTCCTTATGAATCTTTTATTCTCTAACACTGCAATAATTGATGGCGACCAAGCCCCTGAGTTAATCCTCAGGGGCTTTTCCGTTTTAGGGCAGAGACATGAGCAAACAATCCTTTCTTTCCGCCAGTGTTGTGCTGGCACTCAGTGCAGCACCGGCCAGCGGGGCCATTCATCTTCTGTCGGATGCTGTGAAGGTGGATACCCACAGCAGCAGTAAACGCAGTGTTGTCACCATTACCCGAACCGGCAAATTTTACGATCCGCGTTACGGCGAATTCGAACTGACCCAGCAAATGTTCGATGACCTGGTCAAAAACTTCAACGAGAACGTCTATGGCCAGGAAATCAACATCGACATTGCGCACCAGCCTGAAAATGGTGCCGGGGCGGTGGTGCGTCGCCTGTTTACCGACCGCGGTCGATTACGTGCAGAGGTGGAGTGGTACGAACTCGGCATCAGCAAAGTCACCAAAGAAGGCTTTAAATATCTGAGCGCCGAAATTCATCCCAATTACGTCAGTAACGAGCAGGGGCAGAACGGCCAGTATCAGGAATTTGGGCCAACCCTGCTGGGCGCGGGGCTGGTCACACGGCCATGCATTAAAAACCTCGACAAAATCGAGCTGAGCGAAGCCAGCCTGCACGATTGCCCAACCTACCTTTCCGAGTCACTGGCGAATAAATTCTCTGAGGAACGACAAACAATGTGGGAACAACTGATCGCACTGTTCGAAGCGAACACCAAAGGGCTGAAACTCTCTGCCGAACAGCACACCGCCATGGTTCAGCTGCTGAAAGACTCACTTACAGGGGTCAGCGACGAAGCTGCCGCCACCAAGCTGCGCGAGCAGATTGAAGGCGTTGCCAAGCAGCTTTCAGAATCCGGCAATACCAGTGCGCCGGTCATCAACCTGAACGGCGGTAATTTAACGCAGGAAGACGTGGTACGCATTCTGGCAGAACAGCAAACCGCCGCCGAAAAGGAAAAAGCCGATCAGGCCAAGAAGCTGACCGACAAAGTCAAAATCTTCACCGATGCCATCGACGCCGCGGAAGGTCTGAGCGATGAAGTCAAAACCGAGCTGAAAGAAGCGAAAGACCTGATCTCGGCCGAAATGTCCGATGACCAGGTGAAGAAGCTCGCCGAAAACCAGATTACACACGGCAACCAGAAAATGGTCGGCATTCAGCTTTCCGGGCTGGGCTTTGGTTCTGCTGCTGGTTCGCTGACCCAAACGCCCGACCAGCAGCGCGAAAGCCTGCAACTGCAGCAGCAGATTCACGCCAACCTGCGCCAGACCAACACCTATTCACTGGGCCAGTTGAGCCTGATGGAAGAAAAAGACCTGCCTGTATTCGCGCAGCAGGTGCTGGCCGAGTTCGACCGCCTGAATCACCACCGCATTCATCAGGAACGTCTGGTGCTGACCGGGCAGGGCAGCGCGAACGTGATTTCAGATACCGACTTGCCTGTCTCGGTACAGCGGGAAGTGATTCGCGAAGCCTTGTCTGATCTGAACGTGCTGCAACTGGTGCAGACCCTGACCGACTTCAGTGCCAGCGCAACCACCAATATTCCGTATGAAATGCGGGATGTCTCGGCGGTGCTGGGCGATGGCATCGTGTTCGAGAACGGCACCATCCCCAAGGTGAAAAACTCGCAACGCATGGATCTGGCCTACGTGCTGCCGATGAAAGTGGCGTTCGAAGTCTCGAACGAGCTGATGCACTTTTCCCGGTCATCTGCCATCAACTGGGATGCCTGGGGCCGCAACGTTGCCACGGCCAGCCGGATCATCAAAGAACTGGTTGCCCGTCGCATCATGAACTCGATGCAGCGGGTTTCCGACAGCTATCTGGCGGCCAGCGTGGCCGATGAAGACATCGCCGCGCAGCTGCAGGACAAAGCTTTGTTCAGAACCTCGCAGTTCCCTGTGGTGGCGCAGCATCAGCAGTACGACCTGCAGGGCAACACCATTGGCGCACCGGAAAACCCGATTGTGTTGCTGATCAACGGCAGCGAAGTGAAGCCCTGGGACGGCAGCGGCCAGCAGGCAGCGGGCACGTATTACGTGGTGCGCTCTTACAACCTCGGCCAGTTTGCGCTGGTTGATGAATCTGGCGCGCCGAAAGCAGTTACGGCCGCCAACGCGAAGATCAGCTACAACTTCGCGACCAACATTCAGAAGGTCGACAGTGATGTGCCGGACGGCCTGTCACCCGAGAAGCATTACAACAAGTTGATGCAGGCCATCGGCCGCCGCAAAGCCATCATGAAGGATGATCGCTTTGTGACGCCGGATTTCCTGATCATGTCCAACACCCTCAACGATACCTGTACCAATGCCGAGCAGTTCATTGTGTCGCAGCGTCGTGATGGTACACGCACAAACGCACAGGGCGACCTGGAAGCCGTGAAGTCGCTGCCTGCATATTCCACCAATGCACCGGGCACGCATCTGGGCGATGAACGCATCCTCATGGGCCAGCGGGGCGCACTGACGTACACCGTAGTGAAGCCGTACACCCTGAGCGAAATGCAGGAAGCCCGCGACAGCAACGGCCAGCTGAAAGGCGGCAAAGAAGCCTATGGCGAAGAGTACAACGCCATTCACTGTCCGAAGCCGATCCGCAACCGCTTTACCAGCGTGCTGTTCTATTCCGCATCCGGACGATAGGGGCGTCGATTCCCCGGCCGGCAGTGGCCGGGGCTTTTTCTTCTTTGCATACCGGACATGAGTTAAGGAAACCGAGATGAAACCTTCCATTGCTTACACCAACACCACTCATCAGCCACAGAACATCGGCGGCAGAACTGTTTTGCCCGGCGAAACCCGCGAAGTCGATGCCCGCTTTGTGAATGCCACGGCGCTGGTCAACCGGGATCTGATGATTCTGTTTATCAACTTGGATGCGTCACCGCGCTTTTTTGGCACCACCAAAGTTTTGCCGGGCGAAGCAGTGCGTGTGTCGGTCATCCATTTTGAAAACCCGAACCGCGAGAATGCCGGCGCGGTGCAGGACCGGATTTTCGAGCAACTGCTAGAAAACAAAATCGACATCATCAAGCCTTATTTTTCCGAGCTGGAAGACGGGGAACTGAGCCGTCTGGCAGAGCTGGAGCAGGCAGGCGACAAGCGTAAAACCCTGCTTGAAGACATCGACAACGAACTGGCGGTGCGGATGGCAGAGCGTAATTTCAGCCCTGCTGAGTATGCCCAGCAACTGGATGCCATGACCGATGAAGATCTGCAGCTGGAACTGCTGTCCGTCGGCGATGACAGCCGCAAGATTGTGGCGATTCAGGACGAACTGGCGAAACGCAGCGACCTGCAAAAGCAAGAGGAATAAGCCATGTGGGACAAGGTCAAAGCCCTGCTGGCAGGCTCTGCGCCACTGGTTGGCAGTTTACTGGGTGGCCCTGCAGGCGGTGCAGTCGGAACCATGGTTGCCAGCGCACTGGGTGTGGAAAGCACGCCCGAGGCGATTGAAGCGGCACTCAGAACGGATCCGGATGCATTGCTGAAAATCCGTCAGCTCGAAAGCGATGAACGCGTCGCGCTGCGCAAGCTCAAGCTGCAGGAAACTGGCCTGCTGTTGGATTTCGAAAAGGCCAAGCTGGCCGATACCCAGAACGCCCGGCAGCAGCACCGCGACCACTGGATGCCCTGGGCACTGACCTTAACGCTGTCCGTGATGGTCAGCGGCATGTTTGCGTCGCTGTTCTTCGGCAATCCGCCGCAGGACTATGCGCAAGTGCTGATCATGATTGCCGGCACTGTCATGGGCGCTTTTGGTACAGGCGTTGCGTTCTGGCTGGGCAGCAGCCAGGGCAGCGTCACCAAGAGCAAGCAATTGGTTGGAGGGGTGAATGCAAGGTGATACAGCGGAAAGGGAAGGCATTTCCCGCCGTGAGTTCACTGACTTCCGGCAGGAAATGCGGGATTACATGGCGGCTCAAACCAGCCTGATGAGCCAGATGGTTGAGCTGCAGACCAAGCACATCAACCTTGAATCCCGTGTCGATCGCAATGAGCGGGATCTGGAAGAAATGGAAAAGCGTATCCGGCCTTTGGAATCAAACCAAAATGGCTCAGCGGCAGCGACTAAATACAACCGCGATCTAATCTGGCTGATGCTGTCGTTCATTGTCGGGCTGGCAGCTTACGCGTTGAAAAGGTGAAAGGATGCAGGTATCAGACTTAATCGTGAAACTACAGGCGGCGCTGATGGACAGCGCCGAACACGTTTCAGGCCACGAACAGCAGCTGGTTGAAATGGCCCTGGCAGATTTCAGCCGTTATCGGCCGCATCAACGGCTGGGTACAATCGAGCTGCAGCATAATCAGGCTTGTTATCCGGCCCCGGCGGATCTGATTTCAGTGCGTACCTGCTTTTACGGTCAGTCGGCCCGCAAGCAATATCAGCCCTGGGAACGAGGCTATCCCCGCGATTTACCGAATCTGAGCCGCATCGACGATGAACAGGGCAAGCCGATGCTGAGGCTGTCTTTTCTTCCCGGCTATCATCTACTCAATCAGGTTGGATGGACCTACAGTTTCAGCTATTACGCCGCCCGAACGATTCAGAACGACGTCATCACGATAGACAGTCAGGATGAGCCTTTGTTGCTGCTGCGTGCCATTGTCGAAGCGGTGAAATACATTGCCGTGAATCACCTCAGCAAAACTGTTTCCGTGCGGAACAGTATTGGTGGTGAAGCGAAAAACGGCACGCCAGCCGCGATTCATCAGCAGCTGATGGAACAATTCGAACGGCAGGTGCGCCATGCGTGAGCTATCGGTTCGTGTCGAAAGCTCAGCCCTGGATGAAGCGCTCCGGGAAACCCCCGGAACGCTGATCAAGTATCTGAAAGAAGGCGTATCCCGGGCGGGTATGGAAGTGTCCCGTACTACCCGGGAAGAAGCGCCTAAAGCTGAAACCACACTCACGCATTCCATTCGCAGCAATGTGGTGGGTGAACTGCAACGGATGATTACCAGCAATCAGAACTACAACCAGCACGTCGTCGCTGGGACGGGGCGGCAGGGCATGCCGCCGATGCAGTCGATTCTGGACTGGGTGAAAGTGAAGCGTCTGCAGCCGAAGAACGCAAAGCAGGATCAGAATGACCTGGCGTTTATGATTGCCCGATCTATCGCTCGTAACGGCACAGCACCGAATGACTTTTACGACCGAGCCGCAGATAAAACCGCAGACCGGGTGGCAGATATTCTCAATGCTTCGGTTGCCGCAGGCCTGCGCGCAGCCGGGTTAAGGAGCCTGTAATGCCGGATGCTTCCCGCAACGTCGATACCATTCTGACAGCCATCACAGAGGGCTTTGCTCAGCGTTATCCGCATCGGAAAACGACCCGGAACTGGCAAGACCGAAGCGCGTACAACAACCGGGATTTAGAGCCCGGTTTGCTGACGGTGATTTATACCGGGGAGATCCCGAACGATGTGTATGACACCTATATCAAAATACTGGTGATTGGCCGTGTCTACTGCGGTGCGAAAGCGACGGCGCTCGAGACGGAACAGGCCGAGCTGGCGTTTCTGCAAGAGTGGCGGGAGTTCTGTACCAGCAGCGCATTCGGGAACATTTCGATTCTGTCGGTGAATTCCTCACAGCAACAGGAAAAACCGGATGGCTGGTTTCTGGCGGAATGCCGGAGCGGGCCGTATGACCTGGCGGCAGAAATCGACTGGTTACCCGTTGGACCGGCTGAGTTGCCGGAAGGGATAAAAGCCTCGCAGTCGCCGGATATCGGGGCGTCCAATGAATCCAGATATTTTGATGTTGATGAGAATTTCTGATGGGAATGACAGAAAGCCAGTTCGTGCGCCTGCTCAGCGAGATGATTCAGTTCGGGACCATCATCGCCATTCAGGCAAAGCCGCTTCGCTATAAGGTCCGGTTCGATGCCAACCGAACCAGCGGCTGGCTGCGTTCAAATGTTGGCCATGCGGCCGAAGTGAAAGACTGGCATCCCATGCAGCAAGGCGAGCAGGTGATTGTTCTCAAGCCCTTCGGCGCGCAGGGGGGCGTGATTATTGGCAGCCTGAATCAGGCTCAGTTTGACCAGCCGAAAGATAACCTCAAGCTGTTCTATCGTGAATTCCCGGATGGCACCTGGTTGCAGTACGACATGGAAAACCACGTTCTATCAGGCGAAGTCAGCGGCAGCGTTGAATTGAAGGCTGAGCAAGCGTTCAAGGTGGAATCGCCCAAGATTGTGCTGGTCGGGGATATTGAGCACCAAGGCATGCAAACGACGACGGGCAATATCTCATCAGGGGCGAGTATTTCCGCGGCAACGAACATTTCCGACAGCGTTCGCTCCATGGCGGATGACCGCAAGATCTTCAACCAGCATGAACATCCGCATGGTGTACCGAATACGCAGAAACCGATTCAACAGCAGTGAGGATACATGGCAACGGGAATTGATGAACGCACAGGCCTGCTCATTGATGGCGTTGCTGAACTGAAGCAGCGCCTTCAGCGTTGTATGCGTACCCGAAAAAGCACGCTGCCTCTGAGCCGGGGGTATGGTTCGAACCTGCCACATCGCATTGATCGCAAAATTAACCCTGAGCTCGAAATGGACGTGTTCGCAGACGTGGCCGACATGATTGCCGACCCTCTGAACGGGTTTACCGATGAGATAAAACTCAACCGTGTGTGGCTGGAACGGGGAGAAAATCGCGTGTTTGTGGGTGTGGAAGTGACTTTGCGGTTCGATGGCAGCGTCGAGAAAATTTCAGGCCTGAGCGTATGAGTCAGATTGACCTGTCGAAGCTGCCGCCACCGGAGATTGTCCATCAGCTGGATGCCACGGCTATCCGAAGCCGGATGTTGCAGCGCTATGCTCAGCTGCAGAACGTTGATGCCCCGAAAGTGGGTGATCCGCTTTACAACGCGATGTCAGCCATGGCCGAAGAAGTCACCCGGGCCCGTCAGGAATTTCAGGACATCAGCCTGAATAATATGGTGGCGTTTTCTCATGGCGCCAGCCTGCAGCAGCTGGCAGCACTTCGTCCGGTCGAGAAGTTTGAAAAAGAAACCGATGATCAGTTTCGTCGTCGTGTGCAGATGGCACCTGATGGTTTCAGTACTGCCGGGCCAGATGGCGCTTATATTTTCCATGCCCTGAATGCGCATGAAGATGTGCTGGATGCTGAAGTTCTGAGCCCGTCACCCGTCAAAGTTGATCTCTATGTCCTCAGCAGGCAGGGAGATGGCACCGCTTCAGCTGAGTTGTGTCAGCAGGTGTTTGAATACATCGACGGGCAGACGAAGCGGCCACTGAACGATCATTTCAATGTGTATCCCGCAACCATCCAGCCTTACCGTATTGTCGTCGAGCTGGATATTCCTTATGGCCCCGGTGAAGGACAGACACTGGATATTGCCCGTCAGCGTCTGCAGTCGTTAGCCACTGAATCCCATGTTTTAGCGGGCTGTGTCGCTTTGTCTGCCATTGATGCCGCCGCACATGTGAAGAATGGGGAAGCAGACGGTAGTTATCAGCCGGTGACTGAAGTTTTCATCCTCGAACCCGCCCAGACCATCAAGTGCACCAAAGCCCAGGCGCCGTATTGCACCGAGATTATTGTCCGGTTGAAAGGGGCGTGAGATGGTTTTCATCAGCACTTTGCCGCCTTCAGCATCGGCCATGGAACGCGCACTGGAACAGGTGTTCTGGGAAGAAATTCAGCTGATTGAGCGGGATATTCAGAACTTTCTGGATCCCTGGACATGCCGGTTAGATTTACTGCCTTATCTGGCCTGGGAACTGAGTGTTGATGACTGGAACGAGACCTGGGACGAACAGACAAAGCGCAAAGTCGTCAGTAGCTCGCTGGAGATTCACACCTACAAAGGCACCCGGTACGCCATTGATAAAAGTATTGAAGCCATTCGGGCTGATTCGCTGAACGTCATCGAGTGGTTTGACGATCCGGCAACGCTTGCGCCGGCAGAATTCCGGGTTGAGCTGGTTTCGAAGCAATCACCGGTTGATGCGGCAACCATTCCCCAGATTTCCAGCGCAATTCGGAACGCAAAGAATACACGCTCACATCTGACCAAAATCCGGATCACCAGTCATATCAATACACCCGAAAAGCTTGCAACGGTGAGTCGGCAGGGGATTCGGGTTGGCTCTGGTCCATGGGCAATCCGGTCTGTGGCCAGCGTAGTGAATCGGTCCACTTGTTGTTTTTCCCGCCTTGGAGTCGTCGTGCGCTCCGGGCCTTTACCTCGATAAGGAATATTGTCTATGGCTGATATCCCAGAATCTCAGCAGCAATATGGCTCCATTCTGACCATTGCCGGCGAGAACGCCGAGCAGAACGGCAAGCTGCTGAAAAAGCCCATTGAGTTCACACACATTGCCATTGGTGATGCGAACGACACCTATGTACAGCCAGACCGCACGCAGAGCGCCCTGGTGCATGAAATTGCCCGCTTGCCCGTAAATGTTGTGGATGTCGTTGAAGGCACGCAGAACACAGTCCCCACTTTAGTGGTTGAAGCTTTGTTGCCTGACACTCTGGTGAATGTGGTGATCCGTGAATTCGCTGTAGTGGCCAAGTTCAATGGCAATACTTATCTGCATGCCGTCGGTAACTGCGCCAGGGTATATGTACCGGCGCCACAAAACAACGGCGGCGAAACCAACGAAGTCGCTGTGCAGATGACGTTCACCGTCACCTCTGTTGACCCGATTGTGATGATCAACCCGAATGTCGTCACCGCCAGCCGGGAGTACGTGAACAAACAGATGGCGGCGCATCTGGCGGCTGTGGATCCGCATCCGCAGTATGGTAAAAAAGAGAAATTTCATTTCTCTAATCATTTTCAACGTATCGCTATTTTACTTGTTCCCTATGCCGAGGCTTCCACCCGTTTTGAAGAGTCATTTGTAATTGGCCGATTAATAATGGCTAGAGGATCATCGCAGTTTTCAGAGCGTTTGGGAGATTTTGAAATATCAGTCAAAAGTTCCTATAACGAAACATCATTCACTATGATGGTCTATCGGCGGGGGTGGCGATTAGAGTTTTGTTCGCTTGAATATGAGGGGCAGAAATGGCTGGCGTTGTACGATACCAATGCAGAATGGTTTAATTCGCAAGACGCGCATGTAACATTTTTGGGCGAGCGTGGGATGAAAGAGCCGTCTTACGATAAGGATAATCAGTTCAAAATCATATCGTTTGCATCCTCAAGCCCCTCAACTCCAGCATCTAACCCTGAGGTCTTTGAAACAATTGTTCCTCTGGAAACTCACAATCCTCAGGATGCTCGCGGGTATCAGTTCTACTCTCAGAGTTATCCGCCTGTCGTGGGTAATGTTCAAGGATTACCGGAAGCCTTGGGAACGAAATTACCTGTCAACTCATTGGTTGGAAGTATTGTTGAATTCTCAACAGATCAGCCTCGGACTGGTTATGTCAAAGCGCAGCGTGTGGAACTATCCCGAATCGCATACCCAAAGCTTTGGAGTGTTGTACAAGGTGCGCAAAACTTGACGGACCAAAGCTTAATTGATGCAGATCCGCAAACTTATGCAGGACATTACGGTACCGGGGATGGGGTATCTACCTTCACAACGCCAGATTATCACTTGGGTCATTATCGTCGCGGTGCTGAGGCTAATGACGTATTTGCCTCAACACTGGATTCTGCCGTCGAGTTTCATAACCACGGTTTACCGACTTCTGCCGCCTCAACGCCAAACCCAGTTACTTATGGTATGCCTGACTCAGCATGGGTTGCGGTTGACCACTTTAATTATGTTCTTCCTGGAGGCGGAATTGTCGTGACGGCTGATGTCGGTCAAGAGGCAGCTGGTCAGAGAAAAGGCAATTTTGATGAAGTGACCAGGCCAAAAACGCTAATTAACTATGTTTACATTTTTCATGGGGAATCAGCATGAAAGTACACAGTTATTCTTTCCGTGATGGTCGGTATGTTCAGTCTGTTACGGCACAACCCGACCAGATGAATCAGGGCACTTATCTCATCCCCGGTTACCATTCCCCCAAGTCATTGCCTGATTCAGGTTGGCTGCTTGAAGGGGAGTATTTTGCTTATCACGACGAGAACGGAAAAACACCACGCCGCTGGCAGGATGGTGACTGGACGATTCTGAAAGAGAAAATCCCGACAACAGGGTGGTTAAAGTCAGACTGTACTCAGTCCAGACAGTTTGATGATGCAGGTGAACTGACAGAAGATTATACCTCTGAAAAACCAGTCACCCGCTGGGACATCTGGACCGACTACGGCTGGCAAACCGACGAACAAGCGAAGTTCGAATCTGAAGTGCGGACTATCAATGACCTTCGCCGCCAGCAGTATGCTCAAATCGTTGATCCATTGATGAATGAAGCCCGGATGCAGCGCATGCTGGGTGATGATATCGGAGCTGAACAGAACGAACTTCAGGCGCAGCAATGGTATGAGCGAATCCGGGAAGAGCATCCATGGCCACAGGCGCCGGAAGGTGTACTCCCTCCAACCACCGCATAACCTGACTACCCTAAACACAAAGCCGCTGAAGGTGTGTTTTCTTTGATCAAAGAGGAACTCACCCATGGCGTTCAAACATGGCATTTTCGGAAGCACGGATGAGGGTGGTGTAAGGCCCATGCTCATGGCCGACACCTCCTTTGCGGTGGTGTTGGGAACGGCGCCGGATGCTGACCCTTCTGTTTTCCCAGTTAATCAACCGGTTTTAATTCCGGGCGATGTCCATAAACTTGCCAAACTCGACATGGCTGGCAACAAAGCCGGTACGTTACCAACAGCGATGGAAGCTGTTTTTGACCAGAAGCGCTGCGCGATCTGTGTGATTCGTGTTGAAGCTGGTGCAACCGAAGCAGAAACCATCACCAAAGTGATTGGCGGTGTGGACCCGGCCACCGGTGCCAAATCTGGCATTGAAGCCATTCTGGATGTTCAGGCCATGACCGGGCGGCGTCCGCGGCTGCTGGCAATCCCGGGCTTTACACACAGCCAGTCGGTTCTGACCAAGTTGTTACCTGTTGCGACCCGGCTGCGCTGTAAAGTCTTTGCGGACTGTCCCGGCAGCACCTATGAATCTGCCGTGGCATATCGTCAGCTGTGGGGCGATCGTCGCCTTGAGCTGTTCTGGCCACGGGTTCGCAACGCACTGGATAAATTGGTTCCCATGTCGGCTTATGCACTGGGGATTGAGATTCAGAAAGACCAAGATCCGAACCACGGCTACAGCGCATCGATTTCAAATCGTCGAATCAATGGCGCGCTCGGGACCGAATTCCCGATTGATTATGTCGATGGCGACACCAATTGCATGGCGCACCTGCTCAATGAAAACCAGATCACCACAGTGATCATGGATGAAGGCCTGCGCACCTGGGGTAACCTCAGTTGTAGTGACGACCCGAAATGGCAGTTCAATTCGCATGTGCGAGTGAATGACATGGTGCTCGATGCCATCACCCTTGGCCTGAAGTGGGCCCGGGACCGCAAGATTCTGGCGACCTTCGTCGAAGATGTGACGGAGTCGGTTCAGAACTTCCTTGATGGCGAAACCCGGGCAGGGCACATGTATGGCGCCACTGCTTGGGCAGACCCTGACCTCAACCCGCCAGACTCCATTATTGCGGGGAATTTCTATCTCGATTACGACTTCACACCGCCTGGCATTGCGCAGGCGATTCACGTAACGAGCCATTTCACCAATGACTACGCAGACGTCATTTTCAAGTAAGGAACGGCCATGGAACGCAGAGCACCGAAAATGCTGGTCGATTATGCCTGGTACCAGGATGGTATCGGGCTGATTGGGTTGGTCTCTAAAGTGAAGCTGCCACCGCTGAATCGGGTGGTTGAAGAATACATTGCCGGGGGCATGGTCGGCGCCATCAAAATTGATATGGGCGCAATTGAAACCGATGACCTTGAAGTCACGCTGGCAGAACCGAACCCAAGCACGATCAAGATGTTTGGCCTGACCAACGGCGATGAAAAGCCATTTACTTTCCGCGCTGCTTATAAGGGCGCAGGTTCTCAGGTCGATAAGTTCAAAGTGCAGGTGTATGGCCGGGTGATTGGTCTGGAACTGGGCGATCTGGAGCGTAAAAAGCTCACAGAAGTGCCCTGCAAGATCACCTGGACGCAGTTCAAGATGGAATACAACGGTGAAGTGCTGATTGATATCGACCTGATTTCAGGAAAAGAAGTGATCGGCGGTGTCGACCGTCGTGCCGGCATTAATGCAGCACTGGGCTTGTAAGGAAAGTTATGACCAATCAATACCAACCCATCCGGGTAACGCTTCAGGAAGCGAAGCCTTTTGATGACAAACCCCAGACCGAACTCATCATGCGGCCGCCGACTACCAACGATGTGATTCACTCACAGCAGCTTGGATCACGCATTCTGGCGGATGGCAGCAAGCATGTGGATGAAGCCGAGGCGGAAGCACATCTGTTTGCGAACCTGACCGGCACAACCCGGGAGTACATTGGTTCACTGGCTTTCTATGACTACAGCCAGTTAGGGAGAGCCTACGACTGTTTTTTGTTGCCAGTGCCACAGTATGCCGCCAAATGTGCCTTGCTGTTTCCCGGTTCAGTGGCGCCTCACTCTCAGAGCTCAGAAGCCTCAGTATTGCAGAACTCCACGACTGGCTGAATGACTGTAGCGAGCTGACGAAGCAGGCAGATGATGATTAAAAGGGGATGCAATGGCAGATAACACACAATCTGTCGGCATTGGTGTAGAAGCCCGGGTAGATGGCAGCGTCTCCCGGGCTTTTAGCCAGGTTGAGCAGCAAAACCGACGTCTTGGCCGCGGTGCGCGGGAACTCAGCCAATATACGCGACGTGTTGGCCGGGAAAGCAATCAGACCGGTTCTCAGGTTGGCCGTATGGGGCGTATGTTTGGCCGTGCCGGCGCAGGTGTCCGGAGATATACCCGGGACATTGGCAGTGCAATCCGGAATAACCAGCTGCTCAGGGCCAGTCTGGATAAGGCTGGCGAAAAGCTGGACGGGCTAGGCAACCAATGGACGGGGATTGCAACAGGTGTGGCGGGTGCCGGTTCAGCCATGGCTGTGATGGGCCTTGAAGAACGTTATGAGCGGCTGGGCATTCAGGCGGGTAAATCCCGCGATGAAATGACCAAACTGCGGCAGGAGATGTTTGCCACTGCTCAGCAAAGCGATATTCGGGTTGATCAGGGTGAGATGCTGGCCGCAGTCGAAAAGATTGTGGAGAAAACCGGTGATCTCGAGTTTGCCCGTGAAAACATGGCCAACATCGGTCGGGTGATGCAGGCAACGGGTGCAGCAGGCCTGGATGTCGGTGAGATGTTTGCTGACATGTCAACGAAGTTTGGCCTCAAGAACAGCGACGATGTTTTGAAAGCCATCGACACGCTGGTCGTTCAGGGTAAAGCCGGTGCATTCACCTTGCAGAACCTGGCAGCAGAAGGTGCGGCTGTGTCGGCAGCATATGCTGCGATGGGACGTTCTGGCCCCAAGGCTGTGCAGGAAATGGGGGCGCTGCTGCAGATCTCCCGGATGGGTTCCGGCTCAGCGGCAGAAGCTGCCAGCTCAATGGAATCTGTTCTGGCTGATATCCGCTCAAATTACGAGGACATCGAAGCGCTTGGCATTCAGGTCTTTGATGAAGATGCACTCGCTCGGGGAGAAAAGAAGTTTCGTGATATCCCGACGTTACTGAAGGAAATCATGGATACCACCAGTGGGGATATCACTCAATATGGTGAGCTGTTTGGTGATGAAGCCATGCGACTGATGCAGGCGCTTGCTGGCAGTGATGGTCGGGCTAAGTTTGATGATTTCCTTGCCATCTATGGCGATGGTTCCGCAGTGCTTCAGGATTCAGCCAGAGCCGCGAAAACCGCCAATGCTGCCATGGTGAGTCTGAAAACTGCCTGGATGAGTTTTGCCGATCAAAACCTTGCTGGGCCGATTGCTGGCCTTGCTGATGCCATCAACAGCCTTGACCCGGAAACGCTGGAAACCACTTTGAAAGTTGCCACAGGTGTGGGCAGTGCATTGGCTGCAGCCTATGCAGGCCGTAAAGTCTGGCAAATGGGAAAGAGTGTTGCCGGGTTGTTCAGGCGTGGTGGTGATGGTGGCGGCGGAAACAGCCCGGATTTACCCGGTGATGATGTCTCTAAGGTTTATGTGACTAATATGCCGGATTCAGGCATGGGTGGAACTTCAGAGGGAAACCGCAGGCGAAGACGAGGACGACGCCGGGGAACAAGGCCCATGGGGGGCACAGGCCGTTCGGCGGGCATGTCATTCCTGAAAGGGACGGCTCGCAAGCTGCCGTACCTTGGTGCCTTGCTGGGTGTCGCCGACATCGGCAGTACCATGATGGACAGCTCTTTAACCGGCGCTCAGAAAACAGAAACCGTTGGCGGCACGCTTGGCAATATGGGCGGTATGGCTGCAGGGGCCATGACAGGGGCTGCGATTGGTTCAATTATTCCGGGTATTGGTACGGCCGTTGGCGGCATTGTCGGTTCTGTGATTGGTGGCTTTGGTGGCGGTGCATTAGGTCGTATGGTTGGTAGCTGGATGGGCGGTGATAACGCCAAGCCTGGTGAAGCTGTCGTAAAAGCCCAGCAGACACCTGCTCCCACAGGCGTTCAAACTGCGTCGAGTGTTCAATCAAATCAGTCTGTGACTTTAGCGCCGGTGTTCAACATTCAGGGCGAAGTCAGTGACGAGCAGATCACCAAACTGGAAAAAATGGTCATGGACCTCAGCAAGAAAATCAACCAGCCCGGCCGTGTCTCTGGCCCGTCGTTCTCAGATTAGGAGGTGACATGGCAGATGTCATGATGGCTCTGGGTGAATACCGTTTCTCAATCAACAGCGCGGCTTTGCAAAGCATCAGTGAAACCCACAGCTGGCGCTGGGCTGATCACAATGTCGCTGGCAGCAAGCCGCGTTCTCAGTATGTGGGGGCGGATCTGTCTTCCATTCGTTTGCAGGGCACGATTTATCCGTATTTTCGGGGCGGACTGGAACAGACCGACAAGATGAAAGCCGAAGGCGATCAGGGCAAGCCCCTGCGCATGATAGACGGGCAGGGCAAAGACTGGGGGCTCTGGACGGTGCGCCAGCTGCAGGTTGATAAATCAAACCTCTGGATGAAAGGCGTGGCCCGTAAAGTGGAATTCACGCTTGAAATCAAAGAATATCCGCAGGAGCAGGCATGACAACCTACATCACCAAAGACGGCGATCAGATTGATGACATCGCCTATCGCTACTACAACGGTTTGCCTGGTGCTTATGAAGCGGTGCTGGCAGCAAACCGTGGTTTATCTTCCTTGCCCCATCCGTTGCAGGCAGGCGTCGAGATTCATTTGCCCAAACTTGAGGAACCTACAGCCGAGGAGGAGATCAGCCTGTGGGATTAGCCAATTACAAGATTGTCGCCAACGGCAAGGATATCACCGACATTATTCGGCCCCTGTTCGTCAGTTTAACCATCACCGATGAAGCAGGCCGGAACAGCGACAGCTTCAGCCTGACGCTGGTCGATGATGGCAAAATTGCATTCCCCAAAACAGAAGCCCAGCTGCAGATCGCAACCGGAAAACAGGAAGGCCGGCTCTACGACCGTGGGACGTACACGGTGAATTCGGTAAAGCTGGTCAGCCCTGAAAACCTGATTATTCTGTCTGGTGATGCGGCCAACCTCTCGGGGGAGTTCAAGAATCAGCGTGATTTTACCTGGGAGAATGTTTCCCTCAGGTTGCTGGTTGAGACGGTCGCGTCCCGCTGTGGTTATCAGCCTGCTGTCTCTGAGGCTTACAGCGACATTCACATTGAGCACCGTTTACAAACCGGGCAGAGCGATGCGGATTTGTTGACCGAACTTGCCAAGGAACACAACGGCACCATGAAAGTGGCTAAGGGCAAGCTGATTTTCTTTCCCCGCGGCGATAATCAAACCGTCAGCGGTAAAACCCTGCCTGCAGTGCCGTTGCACCTGACCGATGAAGTGAAAGCCGAAATTACCCTCAGCGGCGCCGGGAAATATCAGGCAGTGATCGCCAAGTGGCACGATGGGGATGCAGCGGAGACAAAAACGGTGCGGGTAGGCCACAGCAAGGGGAAAGCCAAACAGCTCAATACACCCTATCCGGACGAGGCCAGTGCCAAAGCGGCAGCAGAATCTGCCCTGTATGAATCTCAGCGTGCGGAATACAAACTCGAAATCAGCGACAGCCCCTTTATCCCCGGCCTTCAGGCTGAGCGGAACATCTTACTCAGCGGCCACTTGCGCCCACAATTCAACGGCGCATGGATGTGCGAAAGTGTTACCGAAACACTGGATCAGGACGGCCATGTGCAGAGTGCAAGCTTTGTGGTGCCTAAGGGGATGTCAAAGATACCAAGATTAAATGCCACAGGTTGACTATTCAGCTTGCTTTGATGCTTAATAGCATTGGGACAAAAAAATGAATAAGAGGCCAAAGTGAGCAAGAATACTTTTAAAACAATTACAGATGGTTACTTCTCTGATTTTGCGAGGAAATTTAGTAGTAAAAGAAGAAAAACTGTTCCTGGCCTGGAAGGCTTTATAAACGAATCTGAGCACTTTTTTGAGCATGACACACAAGATGTTTTAAAATCGTCATTAGATATTATTGCTCCTCCAGAATATACATATCAATCACTACTACGCCCACTTTTTGGTAAGTCAGGGATAAATTCAAGCAAAGTTGGAGCGCATCCAGACTTCGAAAGGCTGAGAGAGTCTGGAGATATTGAACATCATAATATTGTTACAATGTTTGTAGATATAAAACGTAGTTCAAGACTAGCTTTATTAATGACATTAGAAGAAACCTATATGGTAAAAAATAGGATTCTTCAAACCTGCGTAGATGTGGTTCGCTCTTTAGATGGTTATCCTCATAGATTAATGGGTGATGCATTGATGGCTTATTTTGGTGGGAGGGAGTCTTCATCTGAAGATGCGATTGCAAATGCAATCAATGCGGCGTCAACATTAAAGTTTGTACTTTCTGAGTATGTTTTCCCGAGTTTAAATGAAATAACAGGGAATGAAATAAAGTTGGGCGTCAGAATTGGGTTGGATTTTGGTGATGATGATGAAATAATTTGGGCAAACTATGGTTATGGCCAAGCATCAGAAGTTACCGCGTTAGGTATACCTGTAGATTTAGCATCCAAGGCACAGAGTCAAGCAAAAAAAAATACAGCGATGTTGGGACAAGGGATACTGAAACATATTGATTTCCCTGATGCCTATTCTGAAATAAAAATTGTTGAGAAATCTGGTGTTTTGGAAGAGGAAAGGTATATCTTACCAAACATGCAGAAATCCGATGGCACAAAGCTGAATCGGATTTGCCGTTTGCTGCGAATGGATGATTATCAATATCTGCTACCTTTTTCTCAAAGTGAAAAGAAAGGAAGCAGTACGGCATTAGATTTAATTATTAATGATTCTATTAGGTTTTATTGTCAATATAGATTGGATGATAATTCCCCTTGGTCTGATTACCCTTCTGTATCTTTTTTCTTAGAAAAAGGAATGAATCTAAGGTTTGTAGTTGAAGTTTTAGGTAAAGATATTCAAGCGTATGGGGACTTGATAGCAGTATTTACGAAGACAAACCACGGTAAGCAGGCAAGAGATAAAAATGAAGATGGTGCTCATAGCAGTTCGGAAAGGTTGTTGGTTAATCAACCTGATGGTTATAACTTTGTTGTGAGTAAACATGAGGAAATTGAAAAAACTGCTTATAGAGGCTTGCATACTATGGAAGTAAAAGTCTATCCAAAGTCTCATAAAAATCTCATTTTGTTTCAAGATGTGATAGGTGTTTACATTAAGTAAAGTAAGGGGCTTTGGCCCCTTATGTCATTTGCATGATGGCGAGTTCAAAAATAAGGTTAACTTGAGAAATAAAAAGAAGTAAAGAGATGCCTAAAAGCGAAGAAACTAAAGATAACCAGAAGAAAGTAAGGCTTGATTTGAAGCTGTTCATCTTTTGCATGCATATATCAGAACAAATCCAATGATTTTCTAGTAAGTCATTTTCCACACTTTGTGTAAATATATTATCTTGTTCTTTGATTGTTGTATAATGCTGTTTAAATTCTTCTAGTGATTCGTGAGTTTGAATAATTGATGCAAATGAGATTATCGACTTATTTGTGGATGATTTTACATTAGGAGTGAATACTTTCTTTACTTTTATAAACCAAATGACCCATGGGACTAAAACTAAGCCCAGAACTGATAGTAAGTAGGGCGCAGGTATTGATAGTTCATCGCTTGTTGCGATGTTGTAGAAAATACTTGCATAAATCCCCAGAAAAGTAATTCCAGCAGCCAATGTAAAAGAAGCTTTTAGATCAGCAGAGTTAATAAATGTATCTGTACGTTTTAGTGATTCAAACAGAATAGATGTTTTCTCGTTCATGTAATATTCCAGTTCTGACCATAATCACACGTTATCATATGGTCAGAAATTTAGCATTATTTTCTCATCACCCTCAACATCCCCAGCACCGCCTCCTGCTGCTCATCGGTTAGCTCTGAGAACAGAGCTAACAGTTCCTGTTCCCGGGCTTCAGTTTTCACAGGTCGCATCGGGCCTTCGCCCGCCAAATACCACTCAACACGAATATTCAGCAACGAACACAGCCTTTTTACTTCTCGCATGGTTCGCGGTTTGCGCTCGGTCGTTTCCCAGGCTTTCACCGTATAGGGTGATTTGTGCATGGCCTGGGCGACTTTTGCTCTCGAGAACCCCGCTGCCTTCCTGGCCTGTTTCAAACGGTCTTTCATCATTTTGCGGCGCATCATACAGGCTGAGACGGGCTTTGTGCGTTTTGAGCGAAACTGTCTCTGCGCGTAACTCAACCGTCTACAGATTCGGTATATGTGTCGTCTGGCACTTCATCCGCGTGAGCGTAGCGGTAAAATCACGTCGCATCATAGGGATATAGAATAAAAAGAACGGCTTAGGTTATAAATGACACAAAATGATAAGAGAGATAATCAGGTGAGAATGCCAGAGGAGAAGGTCATTGCTCTGGCATTTCAGGTACTGGAAGAGATAGCGAGGGAGAAAAAAGTAAAATCTCACCTCGTTGTTAGGAAAGCATTAGTCACGAACAACGTCGATGGCCGTGCGGATGTTCTCTGCCGTTAAGTCTTCAGGTTGAAGACCAAGTCGATCGGCCTGACGATAGACTGCGGTGATCACTCGGGATTTTTGGTCACTATTGAGGTTTTCACCTAGCTCAATGGCACAGTCTTCTACCAGTGCGACGATAGTACGCATTAGGTCCAACTTCACAGGTTCATCGTCAGCAGGTTTGGTTGTACCTGCTGTCTCTGGGGAATAAAACTGCAGATCGGAGTCTTTCGCCGGTCTATGGTTGGCCAGCAATGCATCTTCACTGTCGAAAAGGCGATAGGTTCCAACCTGTCCGGTTGCGATGGATTCCTCATCTTCCGGAGAGAGCAGTGGAATCTTGATTTGCTCGCGGTGTGGGAAGTTTCGCAATACCGCGGCAAGTTCTTTACTACCTGGGCCGACGAGGACTTCAAGGAAGTGTACGTGAATCGGGTTACTTCCTGCATGGGACCAAGTGCCTTCTTGATCAAAAACAAGGATAGTTCGCTCCCCTAAGCTACAGACATATACGTCTAAATGTGGCTCATCTTCAAGCATGATGTGAACCGTTTTAGAGAATGATTCAGCGGTATTTACTTGATCAACGTAGAAAGGACGTCCCTTACCAGTAAGTAGCCAATCAAGGTTGACGTTCTCTGATCGTCTGATGGCGAAAAGGACTTTGTCTCCTGGAATAGCTCCATTAAACATTCTGGAAATTGTAGCGCTAGGGAAGCCTAAGCTTTTTCCCCAAGGAGTTTGCTTTCGTCCCGCAAGCAGAAATTCGAGGTTCGACACAAAATCATTCATCTTTGTACCTTCTTCGGCTTGATTAGATTCAATTTTGGATCTATCATTGGTTTCGTTGATAACAAATCCATATTTGGATTATTATGTGGTCTTAGTCAATAAATGAATCTTAACATATAGGGTGAAGTACATGATAACGACTCGAGGTCTGAATTCAGACATTATTTCGACCCGTGACCTTGATTTAAGGTTGCGAGTTGAGCGCTTGGCAACGTTAGAAGAGCGTAAGTTGGCACAGATGGCTCGCATTTTGTTGCGAAAAGCTGTGGAGCGACAGGAAGAGGAGCTGGGATTACCGCCATTGAACGAAAAAGACTAAGAGGAAAAGCCCTTCCTAACGGCAATCAGGAAGGGCCCGGGAAGCTGTGACACAACTAACCGTCAGATGATGAGCAGAGGCGGCAACCTCTATGCTCACGGCTCACACACCATTTCATCCTTACGGTTAAGTGTAACGCAGCCTCCTGAAAAACAAAACGTAATTAAACTCAGGAGGTCATATGACCATTTCATCTATCACGCCCATGCGTGAGGAACCGTGCTATCCGCAGGTTGTCATTGCCTGCCGTGAAACGTTGCGCCAGTTTAATAACACTTGTTTGTTAGAACATCAGCTGAACAAACGGGCGGGCGTGCTGGCCAACGAAATCAATCCGAATCAGAAGCATCACAAACTTGGTTTGATGGATGCGATCACCTTAATGAAGCTCACTGGCGATGTGCAGATCCTGCGCGCACTGGCCGCTGAGATGAACCATTCCATTTACTTCCTGGCGAATTACCAAGCCATTTCCGATCTGGAACTGCTGAACTCATACAGTAACTGGCACGCCGAAGTCGGCGATGTAAACCGCGAGCTTTCTGCAGCATTGGCAGATGGCGATATTCAGCGTGAAGAGTTCGAACGCATTGAACGTGCTCTGCAGGAATCTTTCGCGGCAGCGCTGGAGTTTCTAAGCCGCGTGCGTGCGCTGGTTGTGGATTAACAGAAGGCGAAGCCCGGAGGTAAGCCATGAGTCATCAAACCGTTTTTGAACATTATTTCACCGAGCAGGAAGAAAAGCGCCTGTTCAAAACCATCAAATTAACCGACTGCATTTATGCGAAGCGTGACTACTACTGGATGCTGCTGATGCGGGAAACCGCTGTCCGTTTGGGAGTCCTGGCCGGGCCGGATCCGAAGAAGGCCAACAAACATGATTTACCCATGATTGGCCTGACGGTTCTGGATGCAGAGCTGAGCCTGGATGAAGGGTATCTGGTTTTCGACAGTGTGAATGCCAAAGGCCAGAAGAAGCATCCGGTCTCCCTGAACCGATCGGCGACTGAAGCACTGCGTGAATTGCTGCGGATTCACCGCGAAATGAGTGAGGGCTGGGACTGGGATACTCCACGAGGAGAAAGGCCGTTGTTTCTTAGTCGGAACCGTCAGCGTATGAGTCGCCGGAGCTTTCAGCATCGCTTCAAACTCTGGTGCCGGGCTGCAGAAGTACCGGAAGGCACGCCGCACTGGCTGCGGCATTGCTGGGCGAAGCGGTATCTGGAACGTGCAACATCACCGGACGCGCTGCGACGTGTACAGGCGGTGCTGGGCCACTCAGACATTAAGACCACAGCCATTTACACCATGCCGGATAAGGAATCACTGGCATCAGCCATGAGGGAGGCTAGCACATGTTTTCACTGATGTTAGATGGGCATAGAGCTGCAGCAAGGTTGAAACGTGGTGATTTGGTGAGTGTTTCAGGTTCGCCGGCAGATATCGCACCACTGGCAGCGATTATCCGGCAACCGGACGGCAGTGTTCAGTTAAATCCAATCGGTCAGGGATGCATTCAGGTGAATCAGTTTCAGCAGATTGCGGTGTATTCGTTGTGCAGAGGAGCAGGGCGATGAGTAAGTCACTTTCAGCCATTGTGGTTGAACTCAGGCGAGCGGCACTGCATGCCGCGTTAAGGAATATCAATCTGCATGTGTTTGATAGCAGAGCGACAGAACGCGAACTGCATGAATACGTGGCAAGGGAGCTTGGCCAGTATCCCGGTTTGATTCGATGCTGGACACGACATGAAGGGGTACCGCGTGAGTTTGTGTCGGACATGCTGGCGATATTGAATCGTCACTCTGTGTGGGCACGCCATCAGCTGTATCCGAATAAAGCCATAGCAGCTCAGTACTTGGGCGGGGAGCGTTAATCATGTTTGCAACCCGAATGACGCTAACCGAGCAGCGTTGCCTGATGCGGCTGGAGCAACAGCTGGTGAAGAATCAGGGGTTTATTTCATTGTCGGCTTTCGATAGCGACCATGCAGAAATCCTGCGTAACTGGCAGCAACAAGGTCACCTTGTGCTGAATGCTGACAGCATCAGCGAGATTCCGACGGAACTGGTGACTCAGCGGGGGATCACTCATGGATGCCAGCTCAGCGATGAGTTGTGGGTGGCTTCTGCATCGCTGCGGCGGATTATCGCTCATGGCCTTTAAATCCCCTTTAGCTTTCTGGCCGGAGCCGTGCATTTGCCGGCTCCAGGCACCCTGCGTGAATTTGAGCAGATTACCAACCGACAAGAAGCGCTTGGTTTGGCAGCACATTCAGAGCCAACACGCAGAGATAGCTGAGTTATTGAGTTCGGACGATTTTAACGAGTTGAAGCGCCAGTTATCGGCGCGATTTGGCCCCGTAGAAGTTGGGGTGAATTTGCAAGACATTGGAGGTTCGCTGTATGGCGTCCGCAGACAAGCTAAAACGAGATATTGACCTGCACGATCTGGCTGAACGGCTGGATATGGAACGCCCTGAGCCGAATGGGAATTACCGGGCACCGGGCAGGACAGACAAGCACCCGAGCGTGAGCATTTTCTTTGCCAAAGAAGCTGGCCACATGATGTGGAAAGACCACACCACAGGGGAAAAGGGAAGCTGTATCGACCTGGTGATTTATTGCGGCCGTGCTGAAGATGCCAGCGAGGCAATGCGCTGGATTCATGAGGAATACGGGATTCCGGCAGACTCGCCAGAGCAGCCTCAGCAAAAGTCACAGCTGGAATGGCTGACTGAAAAGCAGATCGCTGTGGCGAATGATGCGCGGGGCTATTTGTTTGATGAACGCAAAATTCCTGCACCGGTGATAGACCTGATGCAAAAGCGTGGGGCGTTTGGGTTCAGTGACTGGACAAATCCAAAGAAGAACGCGGGTGAAATAGGGTATGGCGGCCCGGCTATTGCTTTCCCTGCTCGCTGTGTTTTGAGCAAACAGGTGATGGGGATTGATTACCGCTACTTTGACCCGTCACTGAATGGAGACCTGAAAACCAAGGCGCAAGGAGAGAAGCGTGGATACCCCTATATTCCAGATGCAATGGCTCTGCGCAGAGCCAAAACTGTTTATGTTGTTGAATCTCCAATCAATGCCATTTCTGCAGTGGCGGCATTTGATCCGGAGGGGACAGGTAAAGGCACAACAACGGCAATTGCGACCCGCGGGCTGGCGGTGGAAGACATTAACTGGCGCTTTCTGGCAGGGAAGAAAGTGGTGTGTTGTTTCGACAATGATGCGCCGATTAAGGATGGACCTCGCAAAGGGCACCGTCCGGGGCCGGAAGCCGCATGGCTGGTCCATGAAGCGTGTACTGCACTGAATATACCGTGTTTTCTGGTCCGGCAGGATACTCCTCAATGGGAGGATGTGAACGATCTGAACGATTACCTGAGAAAACACGGCCCCCAGGAAACCAAGTTCGCTTTATTGCGACTGGAGCAATGGCTGGTTTATGGGCAGGAAGGAAAGTTCATTGCTGGCAGAGTGAAGCGTCTGCCTCTGCCTGAACATGACCAGTATATGTATGGGTTGTTCCGGACAAAGCAGGACTTCACGAGCTTTCTGAAGATTGTTCAGAACGAGGAAGAGGGGGAGCAACAGATCCCTCAGGACGTATGCAGCTTCAGAATCGCCGGGCTTTCGAAGGTAACGATTTCTTCTGCAAATGCAGCGATGACTGGGGAGAAAGATCTGCAAGCCCATAAGGTGTACTCAGCTTCAATTCAGACGCCGGATTCACCTTATGAACTGACTCGTTTCATTCTTGAAAGGGAGCAGCTTTATAACATTGATGTCTGGCGCCGTGTTGGCGGGGGAATTTTTAACCCGGGAAAATTCAGCCGGATGATTTCAATACTGGAAAGGGCCACCAAGATTGGCGCGCGTTCAGCCGTGAACTTTGTAGGCCTCGCCTGGCATGAAGGCAAACCAATCTTTAATGAAGGCCCGGATTGTTACTTTACGAACCCCAAGCAGCAATGCCCTTATTACAACCTGCGCTTCATTTCTGGCCACCCTAGTGATGGCAAGACGGTCATCGAAGCGTACAGCAAGACGTTCAAACAAAGCGCTGGATTGATTCCGTTGGTTTGGGGGTTGGGATGTCATATTAAAACGTTTCTGGGCTTCTGGCCGCACTTCACGCTTCAGGCGGATAAGGGAGCAGGTAAGTCGACACTGATTAAGCGGATTGAGAGAAGCATAGGTTTCACCATGCTTTCCAGCCAGAGCATGAAGTCTGAATTTCGATTGGTAACGTCAATCGGGCATACCTCACACCCGGTTGGGTGGGAAGAAATCAGTGCGCAGGAACAGAAAACGATTGATAGGGCTGTTGCCTTACTGCAGGAAAGCTACCAGTACACCACATCGAAACGCAGCTCAGAGATGACTGAGTTCCTCTGTGTTGCACCGGTATTGCTGGCGGGAGAAGATGTTCCCGTTCAAAGCCTGCAGGGCAAATTGATTCGGTCTGATTTATCGAACAGAAAAGGCGAATTGCTGCCTGAGGATTTGCCGAGATTTCCGGTGAAAGAGTGGATTCAGTTTCTGACGTCATTTACCCGTCAGGAAATGCGTCAGCACTTCACTGAATGTCTGGAGTACATGAAAACAAAGCGCAGCTCGGTAAATAGCGATAGTACTGCAGAACGCATGATTGAGAATTACAGCTGCGTATTACTTGCATGGAAGCTGCTGTGTCAGTTCACCGGTGTGTCCTCCAAGTATGGCAAATTTGTATCGCACCTGGTTTCAGAGATGAACTCTCATGTCAGTGAAACCAATGCGACAAGAGAACCATGGGTTTGGATTCTTCATGTCATTTTGGGTGAGATTGATTCTGGCCAGTATCGCTATCCATATCTTTTTGACTGGATGGACGGAGAACTGTGCCTGTTGATTCGGACGAGTCATATGATGCAGCAACTCAGCCAGACGCCAGCACTGAAACAGACATTTGACAGCTTACCTGTGAAGTCAGACCGGGTACTGAAACGGCAGCTGAAAAATGCAGGCGTCATTTTGAAAGAGCCTTGTGAAAAAACAATTAATACCAAGCGTGTTTCTAATCTCGTTGCTTTAGGTGTCGAGAACCTTCGCGAATTCGGGTTGTACCCGGGAATCCCTGAAAATGTTCAGGAGCAGCAAGTTAACCAACCATGAGGAAACAAAGATGATCAGTAATCTGCAAATCGTATTACTCAGTCAACTGAAGAACCATTGTCATACAGGCTATGACATTACGAAGCTGATTCAACATTCACCATGGAAAGCATCTCATCAGCAGGTGTACCGGGAGTTGGCCCGGTTGGAGGCATCTGGCTGTGTCAGCATCGAAGAAGTGCTGCAACAGGGCAAACCAGATAAGAAAGTGTACAGCCTGACGGAAGCCGGCAGAAAAGTTTTGGCAGACGCTGAAGGCCTGCAACCGGCAATCAGAAAACTTCAGGACGATGCCAGTGCAATGCTGTTTTTGAAACAGCCTGGCTATTACCAGAGTATGAAATCAGAAATCGAACAGCGAATTGCAGCAATTGAAGCTGAGCGCACTTCATGCACCGATGCTTTGTTACTGCTATCGCTGGATCGTGAAAAGCGTTTGCTGGAAGCAGATGCTCAGTGGTGCCAAGGCGTCGTCAGAGCATTTGCATCCGGCTTAACGCAAGCAGCATAACTCGAATACGAAGGAGGGCAGTATGCCAAAGAAACCACTCAACCACATTGCCACCCTGATTTCTGAAGTTTATCAGGAGGCTGGGCTGGATAAGGAATACATCGAAGGTAAGAAAGCCATCATGCGTGGCCATGAAAGCAAATATGAAACGCTTGCAAGCGCGATCAATCTCGATGCGTCCAACCGTAAGCGTTTGGCAGTGAAGCTTGGAATCTCATCACTGCACTTGGATGTGACAGTTAAAGTGCTCAATCACCATTGTTAATAAACCGATGAAGGTAACACGATGAAAAATCAACTTGTTGATCTGAACAATCACCTATTTGCGCAAATGGAACGTTTGAGCGACGAGTCATTAACGCAGGAAGATCTGAGGAGTGAAATCGAGCGCAGTAAGGCCATTACGCAGATCTCGAATCAGATTGTCAGTAATGCTCAGCTCGTGCTGGATGGCGCGAAGTTCAAAGCTGAATATGCCGGTAAATATGAAGTCCCGATGATGGAGGATAAACAGAATGCCTAAGGGTCAATGTCACCAGTATACAGAGGCTCAGCGGGAGTTCATTCGGCTGAATTCAGCACTTCCTCACCAGGAACTGACGGACATGTTTAATCAGGAGTTTGGAACAGCGCTCAGTCGGCCGGCAATCTCAGCTTATTGCAAAAGGTATGGTTTCCTTACAGGCAGAACAGGCTGCTTTGAAAAAGGTGCTAAGCCTTGGAATACGGGCACGAAAGGGGCGGTGAAACCTAATTCAGGGTGTTTCAAACCTGGAGTGAAACCGAAGAACTTCAAGCCAGTTGGCCATGAAAGAATTTGCTCGAAAGATGGCTATGTGTTGATTAAAACCGATCAGGTAAATCCATACACCGGCGCAAGTACCAGTTACAGATTCAAGCACTTGGTGGTTTGGGAACAGGCACATGGCCCAGTACCTAAAGGTCATATTCTCCGGTTCAAAGACGGGGACAAGACAAACTGTGAATTGAGTAATCTTGAATGTGTTTCCCAGGCTGTGAATCTGCGGATGAATCAGAACGAGGTGGCCAAGTTGCCAGCTGAACTGATGGAGACCGGACGGTTGATCTCAAAACTGGAAGTCGCCGCGTTTCAGGCGTCAAGGAAAGGTTAGGCAAACCTTGGTTCAGAAGGCAAAACTATGCTTTCGGCTCACACAACTGCTGCCTTCGTAAGAGGGCAGCTTCCTACTCAGATTGCTGCGGCAACAGCAAAGTTGAGGTCATGATGAAATTGAAAAGACTGATTGAACGAAGCCGGTTTGGTTTCTCAAATACCATGATTCACGTGGATCCACAGGTTGAATCAAAAGAAAAAGACTTCAAATTAAGTAACTCATGGACGGTAAATCAATGTTTTTTATTTGGTTTTATGGGACATCCACGGTTCCACAGGTTATTTCGGATCCCTCTCCCCCCGAAACCTATTTTTCCCTGCATAGGAGCGACTCATCATGTTGGTTAAATTGAATGAATGGCGAAAAATGCGGTTTCCGGATGGTCAGGCACCAAGTGTCAGTGTTTGCCGTAGGGAGATCGATTTGGGCACGTTGCCAGGGAAACGGATAGGGCGCTGTTATTACGTTGACCTAGACCGAGAGAAAGACGCAACAGGTGATGAATTTTTAGATGACCTGCTAAGCCATTAAGAAATAAAGAGGTGACCGTGCCCCGTCCACGAAATAAGAAGTTTAGAGACCTTCCCGAAGGTCTCTATCACAAAGGCGAGAAAGGCTATGTGTTCCGCCGCATCGACAATACCTGGAAATCACTTGGAAAAGAGAGATCGAGAGCTGTTGCTTTAGCCCGCCGATACAACGCGACCTACCGGATTGATCCTGAGATTACCCACGAAGTGAACCCAAGCCTGGTCAGTACTAAAAGAAAGAAGGGCCTGGTGCCATTTTCTCAGTACTTAAAGCGGGTTATCAAACGCTACAAGGAAGAAGAGAACCCATCTGAGGAAACCTATAAATACTTCGTTTCACGGGTCTGCCGGCTAGCGGAAGTCATTGGGAATAAGCCTGGCATGGTGCTCGATCTGCATGATGTGAATCATGTGCTTGAAACGCTTGCTGAGGGCAAATCCAATGAGGTTTATAACCGCTGGATATCTGTGATGGTGAAAGTGTTCGACTATGCGGTTGATGACAGCGTGATGCTGGAGAACCCGGCAAAGCGGAAGAAACGGAAACCGCTCGAAAGTAAACGGCGGCAAAGGCTCACATTGGAGGAATATAAGGCTATTTGGCGAATCGCACCTCCCTGGCTTCGCTGTGCAATGGACCTGTCCCTGGAAACCACGCATGCAGCGCTTGAAATCTGTTCTGTACGGTATGACCACATTGAATGGCTCGAAGAGCCTGCTGATGAAAATGGTGTTCAGGTGTTTGGATATTTGAAGATTCATCGCCAGAAAGTAAAGAAGAAGGAATCTAGCAGGGTCATGATTCCCGTGACGTTGTCACTCAAGAAAATCATCGATGATAGTAAAGACAATATTGCTTCTGCATATGTTGTCCACCGAATGCCAGAGAAGATTAGTAATGAAGTGAGTAAATATTGTGAGCATCTGACTCAGGTGAACCGAAAATTCTTGAGCAGAAAATTTTCACATTACCGGGATCTGGCAGGGGTGAAGAAACATCTGGATAAAACCGAACGTCCGACATTTCATGAAGTGCGTGGGTTGAGTATTCATTTGTTCGATAAAGCAGGTTATGACCCTCAGGCAAGAGCCGCACATTCAGATGCCAGAAGCACAAAAGTGTACAAAGAAGGACATGAAAAATGGGTGCAGGTTCCGGCTGGTGAGATAGGGATTCGCAGCCCGGTTCCAAAATAG